GCTTTCATAATTCTGTTAGATCTGCTGAAAAAGGTAGAGCATTAGGATTAGGTGTGCTAGGCTGGCATACATATTTACAAGAAAAAGGTTTACCATTTGAAGGATTATTATCACAATATGAAACAAGAAAAATATTTTCACAAATTAAAATCGAGTCGGAACGAGCTTCACGAGCTTTGGCTGAAGTTTTTGGAGAACCTCTTTGGTGTGTCGGTACTGGTTTACGTAATACCCATCTACGCGCTATTGCTCCTACTGTCTCTAACTCTAAGCTTAGTGGAAACGTCAGCCCAGGTATTGAGCCGTGGGCGGCTAATGTTTTCACTGAGCAATCAGCAAAAGGCACCTTCATTAGGAAAAACCCAACGCTCAAAAAAATCTTAAGAAAACATAAGATAGATAACGAAAGAATATGGTTAAAAATATTAAAAGACGGTGGATCTATACAAGGCTTAAAACAATTAGATAGTATTACACACGGACCTCATGATATACCTGTTAAAGAAATATTTAAAACCTTTAAAGAAATTAATCAATTAGAATTAGTTAATCAAGCTGGTATACGTCAACAGTATATTGACCAAAGTGTCAGCTTAAACCTAGCATTTCCAGCAATAGCAACACCAAAATGGCTTAATAAAGTACATATGGAAGCATGGAAAAAAGGTATTAAAACATTATATTATATGAGAACCGAATCCGTACTTAGAGGTGATATTGCCGAGCAAGCTATGGATGAAAATTGTTTAGCATGCGATGGATAGAATAACATTAGAACAAATATTAGAGCCAGTTGGCGTAGCAAACTTTTTTAAAAATTATTGGGGTAAAAAACATTTAGTCATAAGAAGAAATAAATTTAAAAATTTATTTACTTGGGATGATTTTAATAGTTATTTAAATAGATACCCTTATGTAAAAAGTTTACAAATTATTGATTATACTAAAGAAGGAGATGGTAGATGGTGTTTAGATAAAGTTATGTCAGGTAAACTTAAATTACCTAAACTTACTAAACAAGAAATGTATGATCAATGGAATAGGAAAGACAAAACATTTGTTATACCTTTTGTAGAATACGAAAAGAAAAGCTTAGTTGAAATATGTTTTGAATTTGAAAAATATTTTGGTCATGGTCAGGCAAATATATATGCTTCACCTAAAGCTAATTCAAAATCATTTCCTGCTCATGCAGATGGTACTGAAAACTTTTTATTTCATACAGAAGGAAAAACTAAATGGACTATATATAAAGAATTTGCACCAAGCAAAGCAAATGAAATAGCCGAAGAGTTTATTTTAGAACCTGGCGATTTATTATATATACCACAATATCAATATCATAAGGTTGATACTATAGGGCCAAGAATATTAATTAGTATACATTTTAAAAATAAAGTTAATCAAACATTAGAAAAATTTAAAATAACAGCTAATAATAAAAATTCAAGACATAAATGGATTAATTGGCAACCTAAACAAAATAATATGAAACAAAAACCAGTTCAAAGACTTATGAATAAATCCAACTGGTCAAAACCTTTTTTTAATAAATTATGAAAAATTTAATAATATATTTAATATTAATATTATTTACAAATAATATAGAAAATAATATAGCAAATGATATTTGCCCACCCGAAGTACACTGGAAAGATTGTCCAGATCCTATAAAAGTAAAACCGTATTTAGTTGTTTTAGAAGCTGAAAACGGAGCTCGTTTTTATGTTCCTAATAATATTGTTAATGTTAATGAAGAACAATTTAAAAGATGGTATTACAGTGAAACTATAGAAATAAGACCTTATTATGAAGAGTGGTAAAATTTGGGGTAAAACTGAAATGGTACACAAAAATGGTGTACTAGAGTTTCACAGAATAGAATTTAATAAAGGCTTTAAATGTTCAGAACACGAACATAAATTTAAATGGAACGGATTTTTTGTTGAATCTGGTAAAATGCTCGTAAGAGTATGGCAAGATGATCAAGGTCTTGTTGATGAAACAATATTAGAAGCAGGAGATTTTACTATGGTTAAACCTGGTAAGTTTCATCAATTTGAAGGATTAGAAAATGGTGTTGCGTTTGAATTATACTGGGCTGAGTTTAACCACGATGATATTAATAGAAGAACTTCAGGAACAAAATCATGAAAATATTTATAGGACACGATACTAAATATCCACAAGCAACAGATGTATGTTATAAATCCATAAGAGATAACGGATTCGATGGAGATATAAATTGCTTAATTAAAAAATCATTAATAGCACATGATATATATGGCAGAGAAGATGTAAAAGGAGAATCAACAGAATTTTCTTTTACTAGATTTTATGTGCCATTATTGTGTGGTTATAAAGGAATAGCTATGTTTTGCGATAATGATTTTTTATGGAAATGCAACCCATTAGAACTATTAGATTATTTAGGTGATAATGATGTAGCTGTTGTTAAACATCCTACATATGAAGCAACAGGTAATAAAATGGATGGTATTAAAAATAAAACATATCCTAGAAAAAATTGGTCAAGCTTAATGATATTCAATTGTAATAAATTAGAACACTTAGATAAATCTTATTTAGATAAAGCATCACCTTCATTACTTCATGAATTAAGATGGGCTTACTCAATAGGTGAAATACCTATGGAATATAATTGTTTAGTTGGCCACTATAAATGTGATAATGCAAAAGCTTTACATTATACAAATGGTGGGCCATGGTTTGATAAATATAAAAATTCAGAATTATCAGAAGAATGGTGGAAAGTATACAACAGTTTGTAAAAGATAAACGTATAATATTTGTTGGTAACTCTGTAGAGATTATGAATCATAAACTCGCAGAGTTTATTGACAAATATGATATTGTAGTAAGGTTTGGAAGAGCTATTGAAGCTAATGATTTGCAAGAAGAATCTATAGGTACTAAATGTGATATATGGATTACTGGACAATTCAGAGCGCCATCATTTAATAATGTTAAAGAAGAATTTGAAACAGGTAAATTTAAAAACACAAAAATATTAGTTAATAGAAGTCGCGGTAACTTAAAATTAAAAGATTGGATTTTAGAAGATAGATTACCAAAAGACTTTCCTGAATATACAGAAATGTATTCAGATGAAGAGTTAATTGATATAATGAAAGAGTTTGATAAAGATTTATTAGACACAAATGAGTATAGGCCTAGTGCAGGATTTATAAGTTTATTGTGGTTTATTGATAAAGTAAAAACATATAAAAGTATTGATCTTATAGGTTTTGACTTTTTTGCTAAAACAATAAATAAACGACCCAGAGATAAAAGAGGTAAAGTTAGTAATTGTAATCCACATAGTTGGCATTTACCAGTATATGTATTAAATAGACCAGCTCATGATAAAATTATGGAACAACAATATGTTAGCTCTCTTCAAAAAAGAGGTATTATAAATTGGCATATGTTAAGTGATTTAACTACGGGAGAAGTACCGTATACCGGGTGGATGCAAGGCTTGAAGATAGTTAAGACTGCACCTAAATATTCTAAGATATCAAAAATTTTGCCACGATCTCAGCAATAATTTCAACACATAATAATAATAAAATTGGCAGGATATATTCCCACCAATCATACTTACCGTTATTATTTAAATCAAAAAATTTCATCTCCTCGGCTCTTTAATAGTTGCCGAATTGGAAGATCTATCTGTACTTGGGACAGATTTAGGATTAGGTGTTTGGCCGTAGTTATTTTTACTACTACCAGCATTACTACTGCTATTATTACTACTGCTTCTACCACTACTACTACTGCTTCCATAACTAGGTATATAATTATGATAGTAAGGTCTATACCAATTATTCCAGCCATAGCCATATCCTGAACTATAATTTATAATTCTATAATTAACGGGTCTTATAACATCAATAGGTAATTTTAAAGTATCACCTTCATGTGTTACAGCTAATACATGCGTGATTTGTAATTTGGGTTTTGGTTGTATTGAACAACTAGTGGCAAATACAATTACTGCAAAAAGGACAATTTTCCATAGTTTCATTATATTACTTTATACTTTGTTTTATTATCTTGATCTTTATATGCTAATAAACATCTATTTCTATTAGCTTCTTCATTTACATAACTTACATGAACCCAATCTGGGTTTTCATCCGTTCCAAATTCCCATATCATCTGATCGAACGATAAATTATTCTTTATATACTTATACATATCTGCGTTACTCATATAACCATAAGTATCGTCAATATCCATTGCTTGTCCGTTACAATGCTGCGATTTTGAACTTCCGCCAATCGCTTTATTTAATTCAGGTCCACGATAGAATGAATTGATCTTTATAGGGCCGTTTACGTGCATTCTAAGAGGCTCAAACACTTTTTCTGATAGTAACTCCATATTACTTAAATGCTCTTCTGTAGGTTCGTTTTTTAAACCTAACCTCATTGCAGTATTGCTATACACACCTTCTTTATATGTAACGTGTTTGCTAATATTCTTCATTTAATTTAGTTTGTTGAAGCCCTTCTTAATTTAGGAACAACTACGCCATCAATTACATCTTGTACATCTTCCCAACGTACTTTTAATTTCATAGATAAGTCTGCTTGCCATGTAGCTACAGGTCTACCGTCTTTTAATACTATAATTGCGGGTACTGATCTAATTGCATTTTTAATGCTTGGTGGTTGTTCATCAAAATTTACTTTTAAAATTTTTGCTCTTTTTAATTTATTTACATCTGTATAATCATTTCTAGAATTCCATGCTGAATTCATATACAGTACTGTCATTTCCTGTGAGAATGAAATTGTTGTAAATAATAATAAGATTAAAGTGATTAAATTTTTCATAATTATTTTTTTGTTAGCTCATAAAGC